ATGCTTAAAAATACGATTCCCGCGCGGATTGATTTTAACATTGACAATCTGCCACAAAAATCCACAATCGACGAAATAATAAGTTTTACATACCCAAGGCTTCGTGAAAATGATCCTGCCTGGTATGTTGAGTTTTACGCTTTCGACCCAGTTAGAGGGAAAATGAGAAGGAAGCGAATAAAGATAAACCGATTGGCGACAAAGAAACAGAGGCGGGAGTATGCTGCAGGTCTGATTATCCGGCTTTACCAACAACTTATCCGGGGGTGGAATCCCTGGGTCGAGAAAGAATTTAAGGTTGCGATATCGTTTGATGATGCCATCAAACGATATGTGGAGAATAACAAGAAGATGTACTCCGATGGGATTTTCAGAAAAGAGACATACATCAGCCACGAATCAAAGATTAAAAAGTTGGTTGCCTATAATCAACAGAGAACCTCACCCATCATCTACCTCTACCAGCTGGACAAACGATTTTGCAACGATTTCCTCGATTACATACACTTGGAACTGAAACTGTCCCCTCAGTATAGGAATAATTGTCTCACTTTTCTCAAAGCTTTTTGCTCCTTTTGCGTAGAAAAAGGACTTATGAACGAGAATCCGGCCTCCGGCATAAAACCTTTCAGTCGAAAATTATTCCAGAAAAGGAGGAAAGTTATTCCTTCCTCTGTGATTCGACAGATAAGCGAATATTTGATGTCGAACGACAAACACTTTCTTTTATCGTGTTATCTCTTATACTACTGCTATATTCGTCCCATCGAACAGACCCGGCTGAAGAATCTTTTGTTCGTTTTTCCATAAATTTTTGTATTTAGAAAATAGTTATTATATTTATAAAATCAAATATACAAATAGATTGTTATTTGTTTGATTATAAAATCAATTATTTATACATAATTAACAGACTACCCTCCTCACTATTTCCTATTCTCAAACAACATCATGCCCGGCAACGTGCAAGTAGACCGACGGCTTATAACTATTCGCTGGACCCGCCTGAAAAAAGAGTTGAAACTCGACAAAGATTACACATTCTACTCGCTAAAAGATACAGGAATCACCGAGATGCTGGACAAAAAACTGAGCAACATCTCGGTGAGAGACCAGGCAAGACACAGCTCACTGGCCGTTACCGATGTATATACCCGCCACCGGGACAATGCCGACAAAGCCATTCTCGACCTCGACGGGACTCTTTAATCGGTTCGATAGAACGTCCCCTTCAAGAGCTGCGACATACCATATTCCGTGAATGTAGCCGTGATTTTTTCACAGATATACGGCTTACCTTGAATGAAGAACAAAGCCCTCACAGGCGGAATTTTGTTCGCCAAAAACTGGAAATTGTATTTTTTGCAGCTGTCGATCGGAGAGTTGAAATAGGAAAGGTCGCTAGGATCCCTATTTAGACGCATGCTATACCCAGTCTCAACATAAGTCCAGTCCTCATTCATAGATATTTTGTCGATAATTGGACGCGGCTGCAGCCCTTTGAAATAATTCGTACCGTCCCAGAATGCGACAAAAAGTTGAGAGAAGTATGCCCCACTTTTTTCACTCTCCCCAGATTCGAGTAGACTTATCGGTAAATACTCAGAATTGCCATCTGTTTCTCCATCATTGAAGTCGAGCTCTAAAAACAGACATTGCCCTTTACTGGTTTCTGTGTCATCTATCCAGGCGGGGACAATCCCTATCTCTATGCTGTCGCTTTCCTCATTCGTACCGTTGCGTTCTCCAAACTGGTTTATCGGTTGAAGAATGTTCACATACTGGTCATAATAGGTATCAGCCACTGGATCATAAAAGCTCTGAGGTATAATCTTCACCGGTCTAAATACGAAATAGGTATCCAAAGACTCGACATATAAGATTTTTCCCAAATTTGAATCAGGATACTCAACCCCGACAACGGTCTCCTTCAAGTTTTCATTGGCCTCGATTAAATCATTCAGAGTCTCATATCGGACAATCATCTTCTCATGATTTTCCACCAACCAGTTACACGAGTAGAATTTCCACATTTCATGGTCGCAATCGGAATATCTCAAAGTAGATACTCCCCTGTATGAAGATTCCCCCTCGGAGCTAACCTCTACCGTAAAATCGTCGGCAACATGGTTAAGGGTTATACTGGTATTGAAATCCGAGTCATTAGCGATGAAATGGAATGTCACTGTCTTGCCCCTATGGTCAACGTCAATAAATGCCGACAGAAAGTTCTCCAAATGTTCAAAAAACTCTGTCACAGTCCAGTGAGGAAGGGCTTTTGCTATTTGGGGCATATCCCAGGCATACGGGAGCGAATTGCAGACTATGAGATGACGATATGTCGACCTCTCCCATTCCCCGAAATCATAACTATAACCTAATACCTCGCAAATTTGCTTTGCGATGAATAGCAAATATGGCTGAAACGATACCCCCTTGGTGTCCGGATGCCATTTATAAGTGCCATTTTCATATACGACCTCATTTTGTATATTCCCCGAATAGTTGTTGACCCAGGGCAAAGATATATAGTTTTTCATGCGGTCGATGCTCCTCCAAAGCCATTCTGGAGGTGTATTACTCATATTCACATACTCATAATCGCCCAAGTCGAGTTCGTTGATGTATATTTCGTCGAAATCACCGATGAAGTTTTGGGCGCTCATTCCATCGAGGAATTGCCCTTTGATTTCGGATTGCGACACCTCGACAATAGCGAGAACCCCCATTTTATAGAAATTGATATCCCGTAGTTCACAGGCGAAGTTCACTTTTTCGATATCGACATCTTTCCGATACAAAAGCCCGAATATCGCCCGATTCCGAGGACAATCGACTATGGGGAAGGTGATAGACAAGGTGTACTCGTCGGAACCAGAGAAAAGCCTATTTTCAGCGATAAACTCGAAGGAGGTTCCTTTCTTCAAGAAAGCCTCTTTACCCTCTACGAATATTTTCATTTCCTGCGTGATTTAGGGGTTTTGTTTCTGATCAAACGATCGTATTCGTCCTGAGCCTTCTTGATGCCCCGGTCGCCGGTAACCGTGTTGACCGTGACGAAGGGCTCGTCCAGTCGGTCACCCAATTTTTTGAGAACCGCAAAATATGTGGCGAGCAATACACCTGTGTCCGGGGAGTTTCCTCCTCCATCAGGCGAAGGGGCTGGTAAGCTAATCGGCGCGGGGAGAGCAGACACTCGACGGATAGAGCCGATCGTGTTGGTTCGCTGCGCATATTCGAGGGCGTCGATGATAGGACGCGTTACCGGCGAAGTCACCAGTTTCTGACTGGCGACCCACTCGCCGGCATGAACGATACCGGCCGGCTCGTCCACCGGGCCGGGGCGAGTAAATCCGCCGGCGGCATACCCCTGCGCCTCGGAGGCCTGCTGTTGCTTCTTGATAGCCGCGATCTGCACGGCGCCGGCAGCTACGGCCATGGCCGCCGCAATAGGAGCCATGATATATCCGACGATGGGTATCGCCGCAGCCGAGCCATAAGCGGCCAAAGCGTTCTGAGCAGTCTGCGCCACGGCTTGGATCACCTGCATGGCGAACATCTTGCGGTTCGCTTCGTTCTTTGCCCGGGCGATCTCATTCTCTTTATCCTGCTCGAGCTTCTTGACTTTGTAGGTATTTCCTTCGGCCAGCGAAATCTCTTTGTCGTAGCGTTTCTCGATGGCGGCGGTCTCCATCTCCATATTCGACTGGACTATCGAGGATATTTGCGAGAAGATAGCCGACATTCCCGACATGATCATACCGAAAGAGTCGGTCACGGCTTTCCCGCCGTCGCTTTGCAACCACTCGGCCAACTCGGCGTTGGCTTTCTCCATGGCATTGAAACTCTCCTCCGTAGTCTCTTCGAAATACTGCTTTTTCAATGCCTTTTCGGCGATGGCAGAGGCTTCGATGATTTTCTGCCTTTTAGCCTCGTCGTTTCCGGCCGCGTCGAGCATCTTCTTCGTCAAGGCATTCAGAGAATCGATTTGCAGCCGATACTGCTGCTCCCTCTCTTCGGCCGACATAAGGGATATCCCTTTGAAATACTCCTCATAAAGAGTCTTCTGCCTGTCTTGCGTCTCCTTGAATTTGGCCAGCTTGTCGGCTTGCAGTTTGTCGGTAATCTGTTTTTCAATCTCGGCGCGCTCCTGGCTACCCTCGGCATACAACTCTTTGAGCCGGTTGAGATATGCTATCTCCGACTCGAATTTCATTCGCTGGTAAGTCTTTTCCGAAACTCGGCCTCGCATATAACTGTCGGTATCGGCAGCATCGCGTTCCCGGCGTTCGGCTTCTATCTCCTCTCTTGCGGCATCGAACTGCTCTTTATTCCGCTGTGTCACCTCCTTTTCAGTGAGTTTGTCGAGCTCGCCGACGATATCGGCTATCTCCTTTTCCGTGGCCTCTGCGTTCTGCAACTTTTTGAGAAGATACTGTTTATCGAGCTCTGCTTTTTTCTCGATATATTCGTTGTAATCCATCAATCCGGTAGCATAGCCGGCGAGAGCCTTCGACTTCTCGATCGACAGCCAATCGTCTTCTGCTTGAAACTTATTTCTTTCCCCGCTTTTCCCCGCACTACCGGAAGCAGAGACAGAACTCATATTTCCACCGTCTCCCTGCCCGGCGAATACATCGGTCAAAGATATACCGTACTCCTCGGCCAGTTTCTTATTGGCCGCTTGCAGCTTAGTCAGCTTGTCGTTCGCTTCGGCATACGCTTTCCACGCTGCTTCCGCCGCCTTCCGTTCATCGTCGGTTCCGGGAGCCGATTTCCTTACCATGACATTCGACAAAAGCGCCGACTGATCTTGCGCATAACCGCCGCCCATGGCCGACGGGCTTATGTTGTATCTATCGATATATTCCTGCCTCCGCTTCTTCGCCCGGTCATAGGCTATGTCCGTATCGACAGCGTTTTTCTCCAACTCCGGCATGGATTGTTCTATCTCGACGATTTGCTCGGCATTCCTCTTTATCAAATCGGCCGCGGCTTTCGCCTTCGCATTTTTCAGAATCGAGTCGGTCAATTCATCGTATTTGGCTTTGGCGTCTCCCAACATGATTTGTTCGGTCGACATTTTGGAAAAATAATCGGGATAGAGCGATTGCAACCGGCGGGCTGCCTCGATTCGTTCTTCCTTCGATCGGGCTTCGTCGACGGCTGCCCGATACAATGCTCGCAAACGTGCGAGTTCCTCCTTCGATGTCGAGGCGGCAGCTTCCGAGACATCGGTGATGCTTTTCTCGTATTCCCGCTCGGCTTTGGCTGCCTCGGCCGCCGCCTCACGAGCAGATTTCATCTTTTCCCGATAGGAAAGCAAGGCTGCGACTCCGGCCGACAAGGCTCCTACCAATATCCCGACAGGCGACATTTTGGTCGTGCGATTGAAGGCCTTCATCACGACATCGGCTTTGCGGACCTGACCCTCTAATCTAAAATAGGCGTATCTGAGCAATAGAACGATACCTCTCCCTGTCGCCGCAATCGAATTTCCGGCCTTCTGCGTCGCATTCCAAAGATTTTGAGCGACGGTACTCGCCTTCACGGCGACCGTATATCCGGCTATACCGGCCGCCACAGAGACGATCAAAGCTCTATTCTCTTTCATAACGGAGATAACCTCCTTAAATACCAGGAGCAAGGCCGACGCACCGGTAATCGCATGACGCATGACAGGAAGCAGATCTTTCCCGAGCTCGACCGATAACTCGTTGAACGACTTTTTGGCCTTGTCGAGCTGCGCCTGCACCGTATTATTTTGGACATTAAACTCTGTAATGGCCGATGTGCCTTCATCAAATGCTTCCTGAGCCAGCTTTTGCTCTCTCCGAACCGATTCGATATTCCCGGCCAGCACCGACAACACGCTGGCCGCCCGTGATCCGTCGAGCTTCATCTCGTCGAACATCGGAGCCAGCGCCTGCATGCCTCCGGCCTTACCGAGGGTGTCGAGCAGTTGCAGCAAAGCCTCGTTCGCATCCTCCCTCACCAGCCGGGCGAACTCTTTCACGTTGATGCCTGCTATGCGGGCCAGTTTCCCCGGATCTTGATACATTTTCATGATAATGCCCTGCAAAGCGGTAGCCGACATCTCTACTTGCTGGGCGTTCTGGTCGAGCACCGAAGCGTAACCCATGATTTTAGGGATACTCATATCGGCCTGTTTACCCACACCGGCCATACGGTTCTCGAAATCTACCAAATAAGAAGCCGAAGCGGTGGAGTTTTGGGAGACTTCGTTGATGGCAGCGCCCACGGCCAGCATGGCTTTTCCCAAGCCCATTCTCTCGGCATCGCCGTAAATCGACGAAAGTTTTCCGATATCCCGGGTCGCCCCCTCTCCCAATTCGTCGAGGGCGACGTTGATCACATCGGCCGCCTCGACATATTCGATAACCGCCTGTTGCGAGGCGATTCCCAGTTTCCCGGCCTCTTGGGCAAGCTTGTTGAGCTGCTCGCGAGACGAGCGTGTATCCATCGTCTTGAACGATTCGTTCAGTCGCTCGACCTCTTCCGTCGTCATGCCGGTGAATTTGCGCACATTCGCCATTTCGCCTTCCATGTCCGCATAACTCTGTACAGCCCGCCTGCCGGTAATGGTCAAGCCGGATATCGCGGCCATGGACATCGTAAGGGCGCTTCCCCAGTCGTACATTTTTTTGGCGAACCGGGACCACAACGACTCATGTTCTTTCATCGAACCCTTTACAGAGTTCAATTCCCTTTGCACCGCTTTGATTTTTTCTATCTGGGCATTCCATGCGGCCGATCCCCGCTCGATATTGTCGAGCTGCTTCCGGAGGGTAGATAGCGTTTTAGAGAGCTCTCTCGGGGTAGCCCTGTCGAGACGGCGCATGACGCTCTCGGCTTGCTGAGCCGACGACGACATCTCCCTAATCTCCTTATTCGTCTTTTTCAGCTCCTTTTGGAGCTTGTTCATCTCGATTTTGTCTCCGGTATTCCGGGCACGGGCCAAAGCGTTTTCCAGATCCTCGGCTCTCTGCCGAAGAGCCTTCAAGCGATCCTCCGCGTTCTTGCCGTTCACCTCCAAGGTGATGGAGGCCGATGTTTCGTAATTGCTCATATCCGATTAATTTTTCACGAATATGGCCACTCCCGGCGAGAGGAAAAAAGACACAAAAAGAGCCTCGGGAAATCTTCCCGAGGCTCCGATAAGAATTCTATTTCTACAACAACGATTTACGAACGACGAGCTTTCCTTTTGAAAAAGCGAACGAGGCGACTGCAAAGAGCGGCTATCGCCGTGACCGAAAAAGCAGCTACCACGATCCAATATATGTACGACAATACAACGCTAGCCGCCGTGAATGCTCCAAGAGCTATAATTATCACGAACAAGATCACAAATCCTAAGGCCTCGATTATAAACATATTTCCTCCTTTTCTTCGAAGATACGAAAAACTCCCGGCATTCGCAAGCCGGGAGCAAAAAATTATCGCGCGGTCTCGTCCTTCGTCGGCCGGAACGTCTCGATATATTCTTCGAGCATCTCCTTGAAGGCGAACAACTGCGGCTCCCTGTCGAACCATACGAACGACCGGGGCAATCCGGAGGATTCGACCTCTATCTCTACCGACGGCGATTTCCCCGGTTCTCCGGCCGGGTAGCGGGTGATCCGAACGACCAGGTCGTCGCGGGTGAACTCGATCGTATGGCTTTTCATCGCGCACCTCCTTTCTCCGTAAAACGGGAGGTTATGTCGGTAACGCCCCGATAGGCGTAGGCTGCCAGTGCGAGCGCAGGCAAGACCGGCAGAGGCTCGCCGGTCGACAGGGCGAACAACAAGACGAATAGCGAAGCGACGAAACGGACGCTTTGCCACATTTCACGGCGGGTGAGCTTTACTTCGAGCTCCCGCTCGAAAAATCGAATGAGGTAATTTTCAAGAGCCGATGTCTTTCGCCCTTCCTTTGCCTGCGGTACAGGCAATGCAATTGTTTTCTTCATAATGGAATGCTTTTATTTTTTTGCGGAAAATAAAAACGGTTCCGCTTTCCCGTTGCATTCCACCTTGAAGACAGGCAGTGGGCGCATTAACGCACCACACGGGGGTCGGAACCGTATATATGTAATGCCGAGGCATAAAAAAACGCCAACGGCTTTGTCGGCGAACTACCTCGCCTGTCTAAAAATGGAATGCATTACAAATATGGAGGATTTTTTTGAAACAAGCAAACAATAAAAAAGAATTAAGTTCTTTGTCAAAAAATATTTTTATTATATATTTAGCATTTAATTGATAAATATAGAAACCAATCACATCTATCACATATGAGAATTGACTATTCAAAGTGGAAAACCAGGCTATTATCAATTGAGCACCTCAAATTAGATATTAAAAATCCTCGTTTCTCTTATCAATCGACAAAAGAAATGAACCAAACAGAAATTATTAAATATCTAATTGAAAATTATAGTGTATATGACTTAGCGAAGGATATCGCTATCAATGGATACTTATTGAATGAAGCACCTATTGTGTGTAAAGAAAATGGAAGTTACGTTGTCCTAGAAGGGAATCGACGAGTCGCAGCTTGTAAAGTCCTACTAAACCCTGTTAAATATTTGTCTCCGGCTCGGGCAAAAGAGTTATCAAAATATGAACCTATCAATGACAAATTGAATTGTATTATCGTGTCAGATCGTAGAGATGCTGATACTCTAATCTACAATAAGCATACAGGGATTCCTCTTGTGAAATGGGACAAAGTCAGCCAAGATGCTTTTCTCGTAAATTTAATTAAAGGGGATAATTTATCTATAAGCGAAGTAGCTACAAAATTCAATGTCACCCAGTCTGAGATAAGAAAATCTTTAAGACGATATGCTGTACATCAATATAGTATAAGTCTTTTCAAAGATGAACCATACGAACTTGAACAAATCCAATTAGATAGTTTCCCAATTACCAATTTCGAAAGGTTTTACGAAGATGAAAAAGGAGCTAATTTTTTAGGAATAGCGTTCAATAGCAATGGGGAAATTCAACGGAGATTACCGCAAGAGGAATTTGACAAAAGATTTAAATTTATAGTCAATCAAATACTTAATCAAGAATTAACCTCTCGTTCATTCAATAATGAACAAGATAAGAACGAATATATTGACAGCATAAAAAAAGAATATGATAAGGATAAATTTGATTTATCCATTGAGGTTAGCGATTCACCAATAGAAGAGCCCCCATCGCAAGAAATAGTTTCACAATCTAATAATGCTCTAACAAACCTTGAAACTGTAAGTAATAAGCCTAAGAATCCTCGTCAAAGGAGTAAAAGCGGTCTATTTACGGGATATAACTGGACAAAAACTGGTAATCGTAAATTAGATACTCTCTTTACCAGCTTACAATCTTTAAATTATAAAAAACATACAGATGTTGTTGCCATTGCATTGAGGTGTTATGTTGATATGTTGGTGTATCAATTCTTACAAAAAAAGGGGTGTATCGGACTTATCTTTTCTGATGATGCCGCGAAAACACAAGAAAAAAATGACAAAAAATATAATGAACTCAAACAATATCTACAAAGTAAGTATGCCATCAGTGACGAAGAAATAGATGATGAAGAATTACGGAAACTCTCTCGATTCTATCAAAAGGACACCATGCCAAACAGAATCCCAGAATTAAGCGCAATGATACTATATATCATACAACATAAGGATCTATTTAATAATGATGCCCGTCTTATTCAAGTACTCGAAAAGTTCAAAAATAGTCATGGTAATTTGTTAGATTTGAAATCATTTAATATGTTTGTGCATAATAATTACCATTCTGCTCATAATTCAGCTCTTGAAATATGCGCAAATGAATTAGCTCCTGTTTTAGATTTTATGCACTCTTATTTAGCCAATGAACAATAATTATAGTCCACTAAGATACCCCGGAGGTAAAGCAGTAATGAGTCCTTTTTTAAAAGACTTCATTAAGGCGAATAATATCCACAATGTAGTCTATGTTGAGCCATACGCAGGAGGCGCAGGAGCTGCATTAAACCTTCTATTTACAAGACAGGTTGACAAGATTATCATCAATGATGCAAGTATTCCTATATACTCGTTTTGGAATAGTCTTATAAATCATTCTGAACAGTTCATGAACCTCTTTGAACAGACAGAGGTTAATCTCGAAGAGTGGCACAAGGAAAAAAATATTTTCATCAATAGACATAGTCAGTTTTCCGTTGAATTGGGATTTGCTACTTTCTTTCTGAATCGATGTAATAGATCCGGTATTTTAGCCGCAGGACCAATCGGTGGACGAACCATCGAAAAGCAAAGCAATGCTAAATATAAAATAGATGCAAGATATATAAAGGACAGATTGCGAGAAAAACTTATAAAAGTAATTTCTCATAAGGATTTAATCGAGGTGATGAATAATGATGCTCTATTCCTTCTACAACAGATTGATCAACTTCCACAGAACGAAAAGAAGCACTATCTAATATATTTGGACCCACCATATTATGAGCATGGTGCTGAATTATATCTAAATTCTTATACTCATAACGATCATGCAGAACTTGCTTCGTTTCTTCTAAATAGAACAACCATAAAATGGGTACTTTCTTATGACAACGTGAAAGAGATTCGAGATTTATATAAGGGGAATCAATTATATACCTTTGATTTGTCTTACAGCGTTCAAGAGAAGAAACAAGGTAAAGAATTACTTGTAACCAGTAAAAATACGGTCTTACCCTCTCAGTTGGAAATTAGAGGCTCAAAAAAAATAAGACCTCTAACTTTATTATAGGGTATATTAAATATAACTCCTTGCGGTATCAAAAATTAAAGGGAACAAGAGCTTACTCCCGTAAATGACTTAACCAAGATCTTAAAATAACGTAGCAACTTACTACTATTATGACATACTACAATTGCTCTATTTATACACACTTGTGTTATTCCTTTAATTTATCCTGAATATTATTGGGCTCTTGAATTTGCACTTCCTTTTCAGAGGCCTTTTCCACATTCTCTGTCCTTTCTTTTTCCTCCACTTTACTACCTATATATTCAAATCTATTATAAAGGAAACAAGTTAATCCCATGTATATTATAATAGCAATAATTCCCAAATAGAATCGTATGGACTTCACATATTCTCTCCAATTCAACCTCTGTATCAAAACTGGAGAAACGAGAAGATACAAGCACATAAACAGAATTAACAATACACCTAATCCCATTGTATTACAAATCAGCAATAAAACACTTTTATCATGATTCGCAATAAAGATATTAACCGTTCCAAATAAAAAAGTTATCGCAGTAGTAAATATGGCTATCAAATCAAAAGCTTTCTTATCGGTATTTTTAATAGAGGATTTGATTTTATCAATTTCCACCTTTTCTTTGGTAACCGCATATATCATTTTCTGCGATTTGTACTGCTGCTCATAAGAATCTGCACGTTTAGCCAACGCATCATAATCATCGTTATTAGCAAACGGCGATGGCACAAACAAATTTAATTCATATTTTTCTGAATATACACACGACTCTTCAAACGGCAATTGGAACGCAATAAAAACATGTGATTTACACCATTCTATCCGTTCTTTGTATAAGGGAATCAAACGTTCTAACTCTGAGAATTTATCCTCCATTAAATGGTCATTGATATCTTCCTTATCAATATGCCTCTGTATGCAATCAATGATGGATTGAATAGCCTTCTCATAGGGGTGAAAATTTTGTATATAAGTCGCAGCCTGTATATCCTCAATGACCCTTAACTCCTCTTTTATTTTTTTTAGTTTAATATCTTTTTTTACTCGAGTAAGAAAAGAAAAGCGACAATTATAAAGATAATTATATACAGAATCCCAGGAGAACTCATCACTAATTCTCTCCATCTCACTCTTTTGTTGCTTAGGATCACTCTTATATATACCGTATGCTCTTTTAAAATCTGCAATAACATCGTCCATTGACTTAATATCCATCTCATTTTTTAGAGATGTCCTATAGTCCCTCATTTTGAAAACAAATGGAGCTATTTTATCATCTTTTGGACCTGAATCTGGATCTGAACATTGCTCACAAATTTTCTCAAACAAAGAATAATCCCCGACATCAAGTTTATCTGGATAAATTGTTTCCTCTTTTAGATTTGAAGTGATATATCGAAGTGGTTCTATTCTTACTCTACGAAGAATAAACGCCGTCTTTTGTAACAGCAATGTACATATTTCTTTTACTCCAACAGAGGATTTATTGGCAATAATTTCAATAGAATCCCTCATTTCTAAAAGTTTATAGGCTCTCTCTTCATCAACCAATAAACAATATTCATATTCGCAAATAGAAATCGTAATATTACAAAAGGTCTCAAGTAACGAATGTCTATCAGTATTCCGAAAGAATCTTCTCAACCAAACATTACTATTTTCATAGTTCCCCTTTTTATACTTGTTTCTAATAATAAAAAAGAATGATTCATAGGATACTATTGCATTAAATAAAGAAGCTCCCAAATAAAAAAATTCTAGCTGAATGCGCTCTTGAGATGTTGAAACTGGTACTACTGGGGGGTTGGGAATATCTGATAATTCATTTTTGAACTTCTCTAAAATTTCACCAAAATTTTTCTCCCTTATATACTCCCCAGAAAGAATTGATCGAGTAAGATGTATAAAACTAAATTCTATGAAATCTTGGATTTTGTTATAAAAAGCTTGACATGCTTCACCATCATTATAATCTATATGGCTCCACTTCTCATTCCCAAACTCAACTTTATATTTTTCATAGCATACCTGCAATTCCATTATCCCCCTCCAATTTAATCAGTAAGACTAAACCGTTTATTGGAATCCTTGCGAATTGAGTCTATTGGCATTTTAGCACTCAATTGACCCATAAATTCTGCAAAATCCATTGCCCGATTCCAACTATCCCATCTATGAGTAATCGCTACTAATTCAAAAGCAGTTAACCCAATAAGCAGTTCGTTCTTTTCGCGAAGAGAGCCAACAGCTTCTCGTATCTGGTCAAATTCGGAACCTTTATAATTTAAAGTTTCGGACTCTTGCTTTTTTCTTTCAATTGTCCTGTACTTAGCTGTATATGATGGCAAATCACCTTCCTGAATCGCATTGTACACATCACTCTCCACCGGGCCATATGGCATGGCATAAAAGTTATTAAATATCTCCAAGAGATCTTTGCCCCCACCCTCCTTAGGAGCAGCCGTCAAAAACAGCAATTTCAAGGCTGTAAGTTTAGACAACGGCTTATTCTTTAACTCTTCATGAGAATCTCGCCACTCTTCAAAAAGTTGGAGCATATAATCAAATGCCTCTATTTTATCTATTACTTTTACCATAATTCCTTTTTGTATTTTATATTATAGAACAATAGTACGATGAAAAGGGTCACAATCTATGGCATTATGATAAATTTTATATTGCCTTCGTATTTCTCTTGAACAAAGCCAAACATACTATCTAAACTAGAATAATTGTCATATGTTTGTTGCAAATATAGAGATTTTATTTTAGTTTTATCACAACATTGATAATATAATAAATTATATCACGATTTATAAAATATGCAGTAATAGGATTTGAAATACCACTCGGAATATACTTCAACGGTCACATCAACACAATATAAATAACTGACAATCAAATATTAAATTCCTTTTTTCTCTGCAAAGATTTTCAAATCCCCACACTTTTTCCAGCCTTCAAAAACTTAATATCCTAAAAAATAAGCTCTTAGGGTTTCAAAAAGGAAATTTTTTTCCTTCTTTCAGTCGGAAGTGCCCCCTACTGCCCTGAAAAACAAAAGCAGATTCCGTATTTCGAAATAGCGGAATATGTACAAAAGCCCGGTATCGAGGCGTATCTATAAAAAATGCAGCCCGCTTTCACAAGCAGACTGCATCGCTCATTCTAACTAAAAACAACTATCAGAACGCCCAAAGAGTATAGCTAACCGTCACCCCGACGAATGGCTGGAAACCTCGCGGGGTAAGGCCATAACCGGCTCCGACTCCGATATTCCACCTGCGGGGCTTCTCCCGAACGGTGATAATCTGCGTCCTCGGAAAGAGAAACAGACTGTCGAGTCTCGGACGATACCCCGACACATAGGCTCGGTAGGTACTGTCTTCATAGACTTTCTGCGTAATGGGAATAGCGACCGCAACGCTATCGCTCCGATGTACGGTGTCGACTGCATGACTCCCGACACTATCATCGACAGCGGACGGAAGTCGCGCAATGACATATTTCACTACTACGCTATCCCGGGGAACCGGGACGAAGTAGGGAATCGTATCGACAAACGTCGCGGTGTCTTTCTCCCGATTTCCCTCGGGAACGATACCGACGGGGCGTAACCAGCCCCAAAAAGCGACAACGAGAAGCATACCGACGAGAAGCCAGGGCAATGTTTTCATAATGAGTTCAAATAATCGATAATTCCTTTTACGTGCAAACGGACTATCGCCTGCTTGCCCGCATCGCTCAAAAGATAATCCACGTCCTCCCGGTTATCTTGGAAAAGATTCTCTGTCAATACGGCCGGGCAATTCGTGTGTTTGCAGATGTAAAAGCTACTTACCCAATAATTGCGGCCACCCGTCTCCCTGCGTACCGTCAGGCCGATGTTTCCGGCGGCTTCGGCTATGGACGTCGCAAGCCGCTCGCTGTCTTGCGATGCCGCCGGATCGACGAACACGCTCCACCCTCTGGCCGAAAACCATGTCGAACCGTTACCGGCGGCATTGACATGTATCGATACGAGTATAGCCTGCTTGCCAGTTTCCGCATAAATCCGGTTCGCTCGTTCTACACGCTCCTTCAAAGGAACGTCTGTATCTTCGGGAACGAGCAAGGATACATCGATACCCTGTCGTTTCAAATCCTGCGCTATCTTGCGGGCCATCTCACGGGCGTAGGCATACTCCCTTAACCTTCCGTCCGGGCTTCTCTTTCCCGCTGTGTCCCGACCATGTCCGTTGTCTAGAATCACCTTCATTTTCTTTTAGATTTTATATAATGAACGGTCTTTCGAAAGACGATTACTCGTCTCTATTCTCCGGTTCGATCACATCGCCACTCTTATTCTTGAACAGTTTGAAGATATTGATGCGTAACTTACTTCCCCGAGCTTCGAAGTAATTGTTGAAACACGAATTGATCTCGCAACCGTAAACCACCAACAGCACCAATGCCGGGAGTATCGGCAATCCGAAAGGTTCGCCGAACACTTTCCCGAAACTCATGGCCACCAATATCCAGCAAATATAATCCACCAATTTGTTCACGCTCCGCCGAGTCGCCCGACTCGTCCGTATCTTCTCCCCTCGCTTCCGAGCTGCCTCGATGCCGAATTTCAAGTCCGCCACGATCAAGCACACGGCCGCGAGAATAAACCACTTCACCGGTTCCAACAGATCGGTAAACAGCGTCAGCGTAGCTGTAAATACTTCTTGCAATACGTTTCTCTCCTGCATATCAATTCGTCCGTCTCTCGTTAAATACTCGTTCCAATTCTCTCGCCTCCGCCTCGGGGAGTTCCTCCCAATAAGCACAAGGATTGTAATTCTCCGGATAATTTATTTCCGAGACTATGGTTACACCATTATTCCTATCCTTATGGACAAATACGTATTTGTCTTTTGCTCTCAGTCTTTTCATACCGTCAGTATCCAATTTTTATCCGTAGCGATTTTTTTCTCGTCGTCTGTTAATTCCGAAACTCCTACACAACCGGTCAGTTTAATGGTCTTAGGACTCATTCCTGTAAAATCGGGCAATCGATCGAGTATGCTCACGATATTGTCATGCCCCAACGGTGAATTGGTTATTTCCAAGTTCGTAGCAGTCGAATATGAAAATTTCGACTCTTTCGAGAAGATTAAATTTTGCAGGCCTACATTACCCTCTGCAACTATTCCGTTGTAAACGAACCAGTCCAATTTAACGTCCGGCCAATCCAACGAAAAGGTCTTATTAAAGCCTGACATTTGTATTCTAAGTCCGTTTCCCTTCGTTGCAAATCCTTCCGGGAATTCAAAGTCATAAAGGGAATAGCAACCGACAAAAGCACCGTTGGCCTTCTCTATATAATCCATTTTGGGCGGGAAAACTATTCTTTTTAGATTTCTGCAATTGTTAAAACAGTTCGTCATATCGTTACCGGTATATTCTACTTGGGGTAAAATCACTTCTTCAACACTTCGTCCGATCCTATAGAAACAGTGAGAAAGATTGCCGAAAGTCATTTTCGACAAATCGGCTTTACCGAAAGCCATGTTGTCGTTCCCCCAAATATATTCTCCGATAGTTCCTCCCGATACTTCAATGTTATCCATATTTTCGGCTATGATATTCCAGAATCTATAACCGCTCAGTTTCCTAATTTTAAGAGTCCCGTCCGTCAAAATATGCCTTAGAGGAGTTCTGCCATAAGAAAAAGAAGGAAAGTCTCTAATACTCCTGTCTTTACCTTTAAATCTTATCGCCTCCAAATGATCCCACCCTTGATTAAATTCAAAATTATAGTCCGGGTCTATGTCCTCTCCGACTACCACATATTTTATGGGCGATATATTCCATGCCAATTTTACGCCGACTTTTACATACACATATCCGTTAGGGGCAATATCGCTTTGCGCCGGATTACTGAATTTTGCCTTCATTATCCAGAACTCTCTGCCTTTGCTGTCTATATTGCCGGTTCCTTTGGCATAAGTATGATTTATAAAGTCCAAAGTATTGGTTCTCGTCGGAGAAGCATAAGATTCTCCGTCCCCCCAATCTATGAAATATTGGTCATAGAAGGAACTGAATTGAACATGCGGCCTACCGATGGCCGACGGTAATTCGTCTGTAACGACAAACCATATACTATCTTTCGGGCATTCTTCCAAATCTCCCCATTCGATATCAGGAATCCACCTCGGTTTTTGAACAATAGCCGGCACGCTTACCGTCGCTTTCACCGCAACGGCCTCCGGCACGATTACTCGCTCTTGGACTACTGCACAGTCGCATGTTCCCATAACATTATATAATTTTGATGTTTGTAGCTTCTTGCCTTCCGTACGGGCAATATCCTTTTTCGAAATCAGGATCCTCCCGACAGAAACGTCGCTCTACGGTGAGAATCCCCCGGCGGAATGTATTCGGCTCGAATATTCCGATCAGTTTACCGTCGCGAAAGACGCAATTAACGCGTTCATCGACATTCTGCGATATTATACAAGACTGCCCGGCTTCATCGCGATAGATGAAGCGGAAAACCATATTTTCGGCATCTAGGGGATTACCTTGCGAATCTTCGAATACGATTTCGAATTTTATTCCTTCCCATGAATATTTTTCATGCATTCCTGTCATATTTTATATATAATAAGTATCTTTGTCCTAGCCCGACTGAATAGTCTTCGGGCAGTCCGGAGTGAAAAATCATTTTGTAGGCCCGACGGAATAGTCTTTGGGCCTTTTTTCATATCTTCTCCTTTAACATTTCCCCTTTTTCAAAAGTGAATGAGAAATCAACGCCATTGGGAATTTCATTACCGACTACTCGAAGCGAGAACCTTGCGATATTCGAAATTCGAGTTCTCCCGTCGAACACAGCCAGGCCAAACTGTCGAACTACAATCTGTTCTCGACTTGCACCAGGCGGTGTTTCTGTAAAGATGAATTCTTGTTTATATCGGCCATAATGGACAATGACTCTCGGGAATTTGTCTTCCACAACTTGTCCTCCAATCTCATCAGGTGTATTCGAAATTATGGTTGCGGCTCCGGGCGTATAGGGCCACCGATAGAACTGGAACCTTGATTCCGGGTTGTTTCCGTTCTGCGGGATTCGCCAGCCGGTCACTTTTCGATACCCTTTTTTATCAAAATTCCTGTCTCGCGTAGAGACATGGCGCATGAGGCGAATTTCAAACGTCGAGGCGTCCGCCCCAGTCGGTAGGTATTCGACCGGATACAGGACAAGATTCCCCTGTTCTATTTTCAGCGTGATGTCAATGTATGGTGATGCTACTCCGATAGGGCCAGAATTTTGGCTGCCAATCAAAGAAGCCATATCGTCAAGAATAAGCCCGAGACTGTCGGGGGTGATGCTGTTCGCTTCGGTTTCTGCGCGGAGTGCTTTGATTTTCGCTTTGATTTCGTCAATTTGAGCCATAGTGTTTCTGTTTTTTCTCAAAAATATGGACGAATGACGAATCGTAAAAAGACAAAAAACCCCGCATCTCGAAGATACGGGGTCGGATATTCCATAACAAATTATCGTTCGGGCTTCATGAATCGCCAACGTCGTCTTTCATCGGCCGGAACGTCTCGATATATTCTTCGAGCATCTCTTTGAAGGCGAACAACTGCGGCTCCCTGTCGAACCATAC